AAATACAAGATGTATATTGCGTCTAAACCATGGGTGAAAGATAATTATCTTCGTATGCCTGAACGTAAACCTGAATGGATATGAACCTAAAACAATTATTTCCAACGGATTTTTACTTTCAGTTTCAGGTGCCAAATTGTGAACAGATTATATCTTTAATTGATTTACTAGAAGAAAGTAAATCTCAAGATCACAATTGGGCGTCTAATTGTAATGTAAAAACTATCAGTCTTATTAAAGAAGAATGGAAAGAGTATTTAAATCCTTCCCTTCAAGAATTTTCAAGGCAAATAGGATATGAGGGAAATATCGACATTGGTAGTCCATGGATAAATTACTATTCAAAAGGAAACTTTCAAGAAGTCCATCATCATATTGAATGCGATTTTGCTGCAGTTTTCTTTGCTAATGTTGGAGAAAACTTTTCAAGATTTTATTTTCAACATAGATTGGCTGGATTAATTCCTCCGAAAATTGATAAACTTATCAATTTGGGAGATTGCTGGTATACTTCTATTAATCCTGGTGATATGATCGTATTCCCTTCATATCTTCTGCATGGAGTAACCCCACATAATAGTGATCTGACAAGAAAAACCTTGTCTTTTAATTTTACCCTTTGTGATTAATTATGCGTGATGAATTTCTTTGGGTTGAAAAATATCGACCCAAAACTATTGAAGAATGTATTCTCCCAGAGAATATCAAAACTACATTTCAAAACTTTCTTGATAAGGGAGAAGTTCCTAATCTACTTCTTGCAGGTCCTGCAGGATGTGGAAAGACTACTGTTGCTAAAGCACTCTGTAATGAACTTGGAGTAGATGTCTATGTCATCAATGGATCCGATGAGGGTAGATTCCTCGATACTGTCCGAAACACTGCGAAGAACTTCGCTTCGACCGTTTCGCTTGCATCAACTGCTAAACACAAAGTCATCATCATTGATGAGGCAGATAACACAACAAACGACGTACAACTCCTCCTACGGGCGTTTACTGAGGAGTTTAGTGGCAACTGTCGATTCATCTTCACCTGTAATTTCAAAAACAAAATTATCGAACCTCTCCACTCCCGATGCGCGGTGGTCGAGTTCGGAATTGGAGGGAAGCAAAAACCAGCAATCGCAGCATCCTTCTTCAAACGTATCCAACAAATCTTGGATGCAGAAGGCGTTGAATATGATCACAAGGTCTTGGTAGAACTGATTAATAAGCATTTCCCTGATTGGCGACGTGTGTTGAATGAGTGTCAACGTTATTCTGCTGGCGGTAAAATTGATGCTGGTATTTTGGCAACATTTAGTGATGTAAAGGTAAATGAACTGGTCAAAAATCTCAAGACTAAAAACTTCCCTGAGGTACGAAAGTGGATCGTTGCTAATTTGGACAATGATACTACTGTACTTCTGCGTCGTATTTACGATGCTCTTTATGATGCCCTTGAAAACAATAGCATTCCTGCTGCTGTGCTGGTTATTGCTAAGTATCAGTATCAGGGAGCATTTGTAGCAGACCAAGAAATCAACATGCTTGC